CGGTCAGTTTGACGGATCCAGCCGTGCCCCCGGTCCAGGATCCGCTCGTCCCGGTTATGGTCACGTCAAATGTCGTTGTGGTCACATAAGTCGCAGCTCGGTTGCCATTAAGCGTCCCAGTGCCGCCGGTAAAACTGGAAAGGTTCACCATGCCCCCAGTTGATGGGATCCCGTGAGCAGCGGGAGAGGATCCTCCGGTTGTTATTCTTATCCTCCCGGATCCTTGGTCTGCCCCCGTGCTACTCCCTATCGCTCCAATGAGCACGATGGCAGAGGTCCCGGTGGATGCTCTCAGAAACGGGAACACATCAGTCGAGAGGACAACTCCCGACACATTCTTGTATCCCTCCCGGACCTTGGCCGTACCACTTTCTTCAAAGCGCATATTCTTGGAGACAGAGACATCTCCAGGCTTGAGCTGAGACGGCCGAAGCCGGGTAACTAGTGCTCGGAAGCCAGAGTCTCCATCGACCAGAATCGGACTATCGAGAGCTTGAGGCATCAACGCTTGTAAGCGATCACGCTGCCGGAGTTCAGAGTGATCTGGGTGAACTTCCCGTAAAGCTCCTGCCCGGAGTCAATCGTCGTGTTTGCGTCGAAATCCTCGATGTTGCAGATAGTCCCGGCATGGTTGAGCACTGCTGCTGCCCCGTTGACGGCTTGAATTGTTTGCCAGGAGCCTGTGTAGGTTCCTGTGTCATTGATGAGCTTGCCACCGTTCCCTCCAGTGAGAGAGTATGCTGTTTGTCCTTGAGCCATAGGGGGATTCTCGCACCCTGTGTCTGATCTATTCCTGCGCCGGCAGACCTCTATCGAGACTGGTCACTCCCGTGCGTCCGGACCCGGTGGTTCACGAATTGATTCCCACGGTTGCGGTCGAGTCGCTCGAGTTCACGCTGGAGGGCTTTGTTTGCCCTGGATTCTATTGCAAAGGATTTCTCGACGAACCCGTCACTAGCCAGGGTGTCAGCAAATACACCCAGCCCGATATAATCTCTCCACTCCATTGGGAGGGTAGTTGCGTCCCCGTCCTGGTCCCCGTAGGTCACGTCCAGCCGCTTCTTGTAGGTCAGGAAGACGACCGGGAAGGATACCTTTGCGGCGCTGATATCACTGGATGACGTTGTTATCGAGAATGCGTGGGCTATCGCTGATGATTGTCCGTCAACTGGGGTGTCAACCTGCGTGCCTACCGCAGTGAGGGTAAAGGTGTCATTGACCAGTAAGTTTGCCGCGGCGGACGCAGTTGTAACTCCTTCCACTTTGACCGTCCCTCCCACAATCGCATCGGTCTTTAAGGGTAAAGACATTAGCCCAGAACCAAATCCGCTTGCCCATGTAACTGGAACCTGCGATGCGCCATAAGTCACTTTGTAACCCGGCAACTCGACTCCGTTCCGGCCCAGAAAGACCTCGTATTCCAGAGGGCTATTGACTGCAAACGGGTTTGCATCGTGTGCGCGAAGGACGGTGTCGATGTCTCCCGCTTGAATGCTGGTGACCCCAGAATCTGCAGATGTTGTGCCTATAAAGGGCACGAAGAGTTGGGTCGGATCCGAATCGTTGACCACTCGTTCCTCCCCGGTGACCAAGAACTGGTCCCACAAATCGGATTCACGGTAGGCAGCTCGGGCTCTTGAGTTAACCAGCAGACGAATACGGGTCTTTTCTACATCGATGAACGTCGCACCGTGGAGTGCTTCAATCGTCGCTAGCAGATTCGTATACGTCTCGGTCTGGCTCATCAGTCGTTACTTTTCAAATGCGGATTGCGCTTCAGGTAGTCCCGCGTGAATTCGGGATCTTCCCAGCAACCAGGCTTAGATGTCGCGAAGGCAAAGTATTCGTCTGCCGGAATTGATGCTCTGTGCTGGTAGGTTTTCGGCTTTTGGAACCGAACATCTTCCTTCCAGGATCGAGCTTGAGCTGATGCGGCCTGATTGTCCTTCCGCTCGTTTTTCACCAGCGTTTCGGACTGCTGCTGTACGGCACCGTGCAGTTCTCGGAACAATCCCTCGACGTTCAGGTTCTCATCCTTGAGGGCACCCAGTGTTTTTAGATGCGCGTCCCTGCGCTCGAGGAGTTGACCTCCCCTGCGGAGTTCTCCCTCCTGCGCTCGGGTCAGGTTCTTTACTACCTGGATCATGGTTTTGAAAAGGAGGACCCCCGGCCGTGACCTTCTTAAAGAGCGGCCGGGGGATTCCCTGGTTGGACGAACCAAATTGGATTAGCTCTCCGGATTCAGTCGCTTCATGTCCACGAACACGATCACCTTACCGGCATCGAGAGTGTCCACGTTGTGAGACCCGGTCAGCAAGATATCGATGGTATCTGCCGTGGTGTAAATCTTGCCCTGGTGAAGATTTACTGAGGAAGCCCCAGCGTCTTTCAGGAGGACTCCATTCGAGGTCGTGTAGATGATCTCGGTCCCGTCAACTGCTATCTCGATGTTGTCGATATAACCATCCGCGTCAGTCCCATCACCTACGTCGATCTTCAGCGAGCTGATGCTCCCTCCGTCGAATGCGGTTTCGAGGTAAACCCCCACATCGTAAACGATGCCACCAGCCGGAACCGGAAGGGTGAAGGTTTGCGTTGTTGCTGCGGCCGTGAGGTCACCGTGCTTGATGATCAAAAAGTCTGACCATCCGTTGCTATTCTCGTTGTTTGCTACTCTAGACATTGTCTGTAAGTTCCTTTCTTTAGTTAGATTAGGAGCGAGCTTCGTCGATCTTCGCGTGTGCTCTGGGGTCGAGGACCTCCAAAGTCACCCAGGCTTCACAATAGCCGCGGTCTCCACCACCCTGGTCATCCAGCTCCACCTGCTTGAGGGGGACCAGGGATGCCACTCCGTAGTGCTCCAGGTTCACAATGTGAGCCCGGTCATGGAATGTGGAATCGACCGAGCAGTCGGGGTTCGAATTGGCCAGTCGAAGGTCACCAAAATCGCTCCGGAACAGGTCAACTGACAAGGTAACCGTTTTTCCGGTCCCCGAGACGGTGTAACGCTGGGTGTTCTGCGAGGCTCCAGTCCGCATGAATTGCGAGATGGATTCGCGAACTTTCGTGTCCGCGACACAGGTCACATTCTGCAAGTTCCCCGAGACGTTATACATCGAGGCCAGGGCCCCGTTGAGGTCCTCCTCGGCCACGTCTGCGTTCGACTTGGTGATGATCTGCGCTGCCGGCGCACGATAGTTCGTCGGAACGTCGGCCGGTCCAGCCGAATCGATCCAGTCGGTCAGGCCCCGCATAAGCGAAACCGCAGAACCGCTCCCGGTCTGCTTGTCGTTGGCCGAACTGATCGCGGCTTCGATGTCACGCTTCACCTCGCGGAGGCATTTCACCTTTGCGGATCCGGTGTTTGCGCCAGTGTTCGAGACGGCCTGCTGCACGGTCGAGACCATGTAGTCGCGGCGGAAGCCTTGAATCCTGTTGCTCAGTCGAGCGCGGTTCTCGAATTTGTCGTTGAATGACGAAACGTCAGCCCCTTCTTGGAGGCCGCTCGAACCGTCAACGGCTGCGAGGCCATCAACTGTCCATTCGTGGTTGGTTGCCTTGGCCGGTCGCTTGGGGGCCAAGGAGGTAAGCGGGGTCGAGGTCGGGTCGAGCTGCGTCAAAAGCGAAGTAAGATCTTCGGGATTGCTTACAGCGGATCCCGTACCTGGGGCGCTTGGGTTGTCAAAACTGCTTGAAAAAGCCATTTTCTAGATTTCCTTTCGGTTGAGTTGTTAAGTTTTCTGCAAAGAGAGAATTTCTTCCAAGACCTTGTAATCACCCGACGAATTGAACTGCTGATGCAGATTCTCCAGTCCTCTAGCTGGGGTTGCTTCCTGCTTTGCAGGTCGAGCATTTCCAGCACTCGGATTCTCGGGAGGTCTCATGCGGTTCTGCGTTTGCTTCTTCGCAGGGGCCTTCCCTTGTTTCCGTTGTTCTGAGCGATGAATCGAATCTGCTGCGTGTGCTATCACGAGCGGAATCTCCGGAAACGCATCCTTCAGAGCCTGCAGTCCGGGATGAGCCATCACCCCTTCGTAGCGTTGTCTGATTGGATTTGCCTCTTCCTTCATCCACGAAAACTCATCCTCCGCAATCTGACGTGATTGCTGACGTTCCGTCTCAGCGAGCTGCAACCCTTGCAGTTCTATGTAACGGTTTTTGAGATGTGTTTTTCGCGCCTTTCTCGCACTACGAAGAAGCCCTTTGATCTCACTCTTGGTGAATTCTTTTGAATCTTCCTCGTGGATAACAGCATCGGAATGCGTTTCTTCGTTATCCTCGAGCAAGTCCTCTCCCCACTCGATCATCTCGTCAACTTCCGCAGCCTTAGCTTGCAGTTCCTCGACGGTCTCGATCTCGCGATAGGGATTGGCTTCAGGGTCGGAAGTCCGCGCAAGCGGGTCCTCCTCCTTCTTCGTCCTGGCCTCGATTGTTGACCGGAGTTCGCTTCTCTCCTTAATCAAGCCAGCGATGCGGTCTGCTCCGCGGCTATTTAGGTGATCAGCTATCCCCTGCCACTCGTTCTCGGTCAGGTTGTTCAAGTCCAGTCCAGCGACTGTCTCCGTTGATTCTTCCGAGTGAGGTTGCGAGGCATTCTCATGGCCTTGCATTCCCTCGGGATTGTCTTCCGGAGTCTGGGCCAGGAGCGCAACTGCCTCTTCTGATGAGAGAGAGTCGTCTCCTGTATGTTCTTGCGACGTATCCTGTTCTTGTTCGGGAGATACGGTCCCCGATTGATCTTGGTCTGTCATACGTTCTCTTTACGCCCGAACGGCTGCGTGACCTAAAAGTCGCACACCCTGTCTGAACTATTTTGAGAACGGTTATTCCCCCCCGAGGAACTCGTGCGCCAGGCTATCGAGCGCATCGATTCTTCCCACGGCCTTCCAGATCTCACGCTCGTGATCGGCCTCTCCCAATCCTCCCAGAACCGACTCCCTTCGCGAGCGCAGCTCCTTTGCTATGATCTTTGCAAAATCGGTTTGCCTCAAATATTCGAGGGTGCCTTCAAAGGTCTGATTGTCCATTTTTACGCTTGCTGGACCCCTTGGAACTCGGCCGGCTCGGTTCCCAGCTTCCCGATCTCAGCATTCTTCTGCTGCTGGAGCTGGAATTGATACTGCTCAAAGTATTTCTGGAGCCGGGCACTGAATGCCTCGTCGCTCTGCGCTCGCTCGGCCACATCCGGCTGCTGCATATAGTTCTGGCCAATCTGCATCGCGATCTGCGCTCCCTGCGGCCGGGCTCCGACTTCGATGCCGGCATAAATCATGGAGAGGTCCTGGGCCACGTCTCTGGCCACCTTGGCCGTCCCTTGTTCCTCGGATTGCAGTACGGTGTCTGCCAGAACCGGGTCGATGGCAGCCGCTGCAAAGTCGAGCATTTTCGAAATGTCGATTTTACCCGTCCGGTCGTATTGGACGAGCCCGAGCATGGACTGCAGTTTTCTCTCCACCGTCTCCGGATCGTGGTTCTGCGCGTCCCAGCTCACGCGCAGGTCCATTTCGTGATTGGGATCCATTTTCTCGAACTGCTGGGGTTCTGGGATCCCGGAAACCCGGAAAAACAATTGTGGGGGACCGTAGCGGTTAAAGGCAGAGAAGGCTGCGGAGAGCACTCCCCGGACGTGCGCAAGGAATTTGTCTAAATAGAACGCTCGCTTCATCTGCGCTTCCGGATCGTCGGCCGGGTTGGAGAGGCCAACCATCCGGTCAGCCTGGGCCAGCATCGTCGCTTCGATCTCGAGGCTGCCAGGGTCAGCCGGCGGCGGATCCATCCATCCGAATTCACCGGGACGACGCTCAGTAACGTGACCTCCTGGCCGGAATTCCGGTTTTGGTCGGCCCACTGGTCCTTTGCTCGGTGGAACAGTACAAATACTGGCACGATCTATCCTCGCATCACGTTCTGCCTTTACCTGCCATTGCGCACCGCGAAGGAGATCGACCATTGAGCGAGTATCGTAGAGCCGCTTCGAATCGCGATGTAGCTCGGTCACGATGAATGGGTAGTCCGGGACTCCCTCGAGGAGCTGGAACTTCGCGTGAGCATTGTTGCCAGTATGGCTCTGGTGCCAGACCGTGCAGTAAATCCCCTCGGCCCCGTCCTTCATCAGACGCTGGTAGGTGTAGATCACTTCCACGAAATCCGAATTGCCGTCATTGATTTGGCCCAGGAAAGCGGCCGCGTCCTTTGAGTCGATATCGTTAGTGTGTGTGCCTCGCAGCTTATCGATGACGTGATCCACCCATTTCTCATCCCAGTCTTCCGTTCCAACCTTCGATAACAGCTCGGTCGGAGTCATCAGGACGCGACGATGAACGAAGGGAGCCTGCTGCGGATCTGTGCAATAGTACGGGAAGAAAACATCAACATCGGTTGCCAGTGACTGAACTACCGGCCGATCAATAGAGCGCACGTAGACCGGTAACTCGGCAATGCCGTCCTTGCGCAGCTTTTTCAAAGCCTTCTTCGCTTCCTTCTTTTGTAGCTTGGGCCATTGCTCGAGGAGCATTTCCACCAACTCCTCGTCGTAGGTTTCGTCCATCAACATATTGGCCATCTCCGGGGCCTCGGCCGCTATCTGCTCGATGTCGAAACGCTGGAGCTGCGTCATGTCCTTCTGTTCCCAGCCCACATAGGTGATGGCATGGCCTTTCTCGAAGAGATAATTACACGTCAACTCCATCTCCCGGTGGAACCCTGGAATTCCACTATCACGCATCCACTTGATGAATGACGAGACAACCTGCGCAGCCGCTGTATCTCCCACCTCGACCGGATAGGCTCTTATGTTGGCCCTGGAGAGCGCGAACATACACATCGACACGTATGCCTGTATTCTTTCGCTGATCACAAGACTCTCGCAGTCCGAGGCTCCTTCCCAAGGCAGGGCATCGGCCCCATTTTTGCGCAGGTCCCTGCTCTTCCCAGGCCAATAGTTGCGTCGGTCGTCAAAACTGACAGAACACTGGTCAGTCCAGTGGCCGAGCTGGGAAATCGTCTCTTGGTAAGACCGCAAAAGGTCTCCCACATTCGGGCCGTCCTTCAGCAGGACCTGTGCATTCGCGCTCACGGTTATAACCTACACGGGGGTGTCTGATTCGATTGTGGGGATCTCCCCCTTCGAGGGAGTAAATCCTCTCCAGGTGGACGAGAACACGATTTGGCCATCGATCACCCGGCATTCGATGATGTGCGCTCCAACGTGCGCCTGTAGCCCCAGTCGGGCCATGAACCCGGTCTGTCTTTGAGTGCAACCGGCCAGGACTGCGGCCACTCCGCGGTAAGCCGGCAGGGTGAACGCTTTGTGGAAGTGTCCGACGAGTAGACAGTCGGGCTTGTTATCGCTCTCGAGTGATTCGATAATTTTCTGGATCCGGTAG